GGCATCCTTCGGACGACGCCACAGCCAGCGAGGCTCGACGGTGAACGAACCAGGCTTGCTGGCAATCATTGCCACCGGCAACTTCGTGCGTTGACCGTAGAAACGCAAGCAAACCTGACACACGACATCTTCGTACCAAGCCTGATCATGCTTCGGCTTATAAGCGGCGTTCCACTCGTTGACCGAGACAGGGTTGGTCTCAGGGTTGTGCTTGAGGTACACACCGTGCGACGGTTGACCTTCAGGGTGCGGCACGCGGCACTTGACGAAGAACGTGTAGATCTCGTTCTCCTTAGCCTTCTCCGCGTCAGTGCGCTCCTTGATTTCCTTGGCGGTCTTGTCGAGCAGAGACTCGACGTTGTACGCCTCCATCTCGTTCTCGCCATCAATGGGGAACAAGGGGGTTAGGCGGCTGGTGTTCTCAACAACAGCAGCGCGGGACGACGACAGCTCCTTGAGCTGTGCGGCGATGTTGGCAGCGTCGGCGTGTTCTTCACGCTTGAGGCTGCGGGGTTTGATGGGGTTGGCTTCGCTCATAGATCAGAAAGTAGGTTGGGACGCTTGGCCTTTTTGGCCTGGGATGCCCTTCATTGCTTCAGCCATTTGCATGGCTTGCATCTGGGCTTGCTGGATGAACATCTGATGCTTCTTCCAGTGGTCAGTAATCAACGCTTGAGTCTGCACGGGGAGCCGCTTGAACTCAGGCGTGTACATGTAGGCGATGATGACGGCGGACTCCTTGGCGTGGTCTTCCCACTCCATGACGGGGTAGCCCTCGTCGCCATACTTGAGCGGATCCTTGATCATCTCTTGGATCTCCCGCTCTTGGTTGCGCTCCGCTTGCAGCGTGCGCTTGATGAACTCGTCGCTGGTGTTGTAGTGCAAGCCCTTGAGGATGAGAGCGCGAGTCTGCTCATCAAACTGCGGGTTGAACGCGCCGGCTTGCAGGGCGTCGAGCATCTCTTCGCGACCAGACGCAACGGTGTCCGCAACGCTGGGGTTGCCAACGATCACGAAGTCATTGCGCAAGTCAGCGCCGTTGAACTCCTCGACCACCCACTCGTTGTCCTCGCCGAGGTAGCGCATGAGGCGCTTCTCGCCGTAGTACATCTTGCCGAGCGCGAGCGCGATCTTGCCGGCGTCACGCACAGTGCGCAGCGTGCTCTTGCCAGGCACGGTGAGGGTGATGAACCGCTCTTCGTTGATGGCACGCACTGCACTGCCGGAACGCAATTGACCAGGCAGTCCCTCTGCGTTGATCTCGGACTGCGCAGCAGCCTTGTTGAGGTCGGCTTCGCACACGTCCATGAACCGCGCCACATCCGGCGGGATCTGCGGCGGAGGCCCGTGCTGCACCTTGAACGAGGACACCTCGTTGACTTGGTAGATGCGTCCACCACCAACGGGCATGTTGTCCGTGTCAATGCCGGCTTGGTCGCCAACGTAGGTGTTGGGCAGACCGAACGTCTCCATGAACTGCATCATCACGGTGCGCGATGCGTTCAAGTAGTACTGCGGCCCGATCAAGTCTTCGACGAGTGACGCGCCCCAGAACCGACCAGGGTGCGGACACCAGTCATCCTTGACGTACGGGATGTGCGCCCAGCCGGTACGGTCTGCTGCGTACGGGTTGTCAAGTCCGCCTGCGCGGTTGAGGTTGAGGATGCGACCGCCGGCGTACACAACGCGCATACCCTTGGGGTACTGCTTGCTGGGGCGCTGCCACAACTCGACGTACTGCGTGCGCTTGCCGCGCTTGTCTTCGGGCTGTGCCCAGTCTACGAGCGAAAGGCCGCTGCCGTTCGACATGAACGCGATGGCTTCTTCGTAGTTGCGCAGACCAGCGTCTGCTTCCATCGGCTGGATGTCTTTGGGATCCATGCCGAACCGCTCTGCGATACGGTCGATGTCAACGTAATGCTTCTCTGCAAACCACTGACAGCCAGCCATCTGCGAGTCGCGGCTGCTGCTATCCTGGAACGCGGCAAACGGCGACAGGACGCTAACAGAGATATCGCCTGGGGCATAGTCTTCAAAGAGGTTGGATTGATCCTTCTCAGCCTTCATTGCAGGCGTGAGCATCTGCTCGGGGATAACGCGCCGAGACTGAGGATCTGACAAGTAGAAGCGATCAGGATCGCCCTTCATCGGATCCCATTGGATCTTGAGGAACGACGAACCACACACGGCCTTCCACATCGTGGCCATCATCAGATGCCACTCGAAGTCGGTGACTTCGCGGATGTGGTCGAAGACCTTCTCGGAAAGCTGTGCTAGTTCGCGGTCACGGCTGGTGCCGGTCGGCGGACGCACACGGAACTTGGCGTTGACTGCGAGCACTTTCGCGCATGCAGCAAGCACACGCGAGCGCACAAGGTTGACCTTGTACTGAACGGCTTCGTCAGGGTTGTCGAGGGCAGCGTCGTAGAGCCGGCCTTGCTCGAAGAAGAACCGTTGCTTGCCTGACCAGAAGGCAACGTTGGAGATCCAAGACTCTTCGAGGGCGAGTCGTTCTAGGCGTGATTCGTGAAGACCGACACGCTTGTCGATCATCTGAATCAGTTCGCCTTCGCTGTTATTGATCATCCTGCTCCTGCGGGTCTACGCGCCATGTATGCGCGAGCAATCGGTTCCGGCGAGACTTTCTCGCGATCAGTGATCTCCATAGCTCCGGCAACCGCAGCCGCTTGCGGCTTCTCAGTCAAGGCAAGCATGGCCTTCATGAGGTCGCGGTTCTGTTCTGCGAGGCGTAGGTTTACGCGCACAAGTGACCAGCATACTACCGCCACGGGCAGTGCGCACGTAAGCGATGTGATCACCAGTACTCCGAACTCCCAGCCATTCAACATGTCAGTTGCCATTGAAGAGACGCCTTCTTGGTTTGGGCGAGCTTAGACGCCTGTCGTAAGCAGCCCAGTAGCGTTCTGATTCTGTCTTAGGCATTGCTGGCTCAGGACGCAATAGGCCACGTGTCCATGACTGATCACGGACAGCGAGTGCAATGCCATACGCAATTACCATGTCATCATGCCCACGAGATTCCATTTCACCTTTGCCGTTCCAACGCTGGTCGCGCAGTTCGTACAGCAATTCTTCGTCGTGGATGATGCAGTTGTCGTCGAACGCACGCTTGATGCGGTCGATGAGTAGGGGTTTGGTTGTGCTGTTGGTGTGCCAGCCAAGAACTTCCGAAACCTGTTTGGAAATCGTGTCTTGGCGTTGGCGCTTGTAGATCTTCTTGTAGCCCTTGTTGATGGCTTCCATGCAGGCGGTGTAGCCGTGGGCGGAAGGGTAGGTCTCGAACGCGAGCAGAGCTTCGTTGTAGTACCACGACAGCCAGGCGCACTTCGGCCCCCACACGTGCGGGTCATCGCGCTCTTTCCAGCGAGCAACCAGCTCGCAGGTTTCACCTTCGATCACAACGGCAACAGCGAAGTCACCACGAGCCAATCCGCCGGCGGTGTCAGACGCACAAACATACTTGCGCCCTTCCTCAGGATCTTTCCAGATCTGAAGTCCGCCGCGTGTGTAAGGCTCGAACTTGAAGTTCACAGCGCGTCACACCGTCCGCTGGAATAGTGCAGGTCGTACTCTTCCTTCGTGGGCCGACCAATCTTGAGCTTTGAGATGTTCGGCGGGTAGAGCTTGAGGATCTCCCACTTCTGCTGCTTCTTGCCCCAGCGTTCGTAGCCATACCGGCTCGCTCGGATCTCACTCTCGAACGGACCATGCCACACGCTGCCATTGCTGACGATGTACTTCATGCTGTCTCCACTCGCATGCTGCCGACGAAGCGCGGAGGGTTTTCGCGTGCTTGTCCAAGCAGGTAGTCAATCTTCTCGATATCGAACACAGGACGACCTGTGCTCATGAATGCTAGTTGCGGACGCGACGGATACTCTTGGTTGAACAGAGAGAGGTCGTTCGCGATCTCTTTGTCTTGCAGCTTCTGCCGGCGCCACAGCAGTTGATCGATGCTGACGTTCTGCAAGCCCACGCCCACGCGCACGCGCTTGGTCTTCTTCTCGGGTGCGCAGGTCTTGATCGTGAACGAACCGTCTTGCGCGAACACGAGCTTGCGGCCTTGCTTGACCGGCGCGATAGCCCACTTGTCATCGCTCATGTAGCGTCGAATGTAGGTCTGCTTCAGCAGCCAACGTTCTTCTTCGTCGAGCGATGCATTGACCTGCTCGCGCATCTTGTCAGGGATCTGACGATTGGATCCATAGGTGCGCGTCCAGCGATACTCGTCGTGCTCCCACCACGCGAAGAACACGGCGTGCCATGGATCGTTGCGCTCAAGCAGGTTCACATCGCGCTGTTTCCACGCACGCCAGAAGTCATCCCTGAACTTCCCTTGGTCGCCATTGGCGGTAGATTCGTCGAACCCGTACGTTCCTGGCAAGGTAGGGAGCGAAGCCATCACGCCAGCTTGCTTGCGTTCCGCGTCGGGCCAGTGCGCAGTTTCGGACAAATGCACCATTGTCCTCGTTCCGCCCCGACCTGGCTCGGGTGTTTCTGCGGATGTGACGTGGATCTCTCCTCGGATCGGGTCTGTCCATACAAGTGAGCTGGTGGCTTTGGACTTCATCTTGAAGTCCCAGGTAACGGGTTCGTTGGTTTGCTGGTTGTACGTCTTGACCATGGACGTACGTGCGGTGTCAGCAATTTGCAGCAGGAGCTTCGAGCGGTCTTTGTTGTCGGCGATGATCAGTCCGCGAAAGTTCTTCTCGCGCAGGAGCTTCTCGAACATGCAGGCTTGCACGTAGGTGGAGAAGCCCATCTGGCGAGCTTTTAGGATGATGATGCGCACGGGCACACC